GCCATGCCTCCCGAAGGTATGGTTTCTCCCGAACAAGCCGCCATGATGGCTCAAAGTGGCGAAATTACCCCGGAGGCTCAGGCGGTTATTGAAGCTATGTTACAAGCTCAGGGTGGTCAACAGATACCTACCCCTGAAGAAATGATTCTACAGCAAGACCAACAAGGAGGTATGTAATGGCAGGCGATGATAACGCTATTGACTTAGAAGGTCTCCAACAGGAGCTTACAGAACATTTTATGGGAGAGGACAAGGAAGAAGCGCCACCCACGGCGCATGATACTCCTTCCTCCACCCCTTCCGCTACCACTGAACAAACCGGGGAGGTTGATGCCAAAGAGTCCAACGCCTCCCCGGCCTCCTCTACAGAAGCGGGGCAAGGCTCCGAGGTTGTAGAGGATGTTAAAAAGCCCGAACAGGCGGCAAAGCCCGCCGATGAGTTTGACGAAAACAGGGCCGCAGAGGCTTTTCTACGGAAGAACCCGCAGGCCGCTCAAGCCATTCAATTCGGGCAGATACTTTCCTCCCTTCCTAGAGAGGCGCAGGCGCAGGTTGTTAAGATATTACAAGATGCGACCAGCCCTGTGCCTCCGCAGAAGGCCCCCGAGGCCGACCCTTACGCCCAACACAAGCAGATCCTTGAGGAGATGGAGATCACGTTCCCTGGGGTTGCGAAGGTCTTTGGAGATATTATCCAGCAGAACCAGAGGCTTGAGCAGGCCGTGTCTGAAATGCGTGGGGACGTTAATGGCCGTAAGCAGTTTGAGGATGGCTATCGGCTTGAGGTATTGAGAAACACTTTCCAGTCACAGGAGCAGAAATTGCGTACCGAACTTGAGCCTGTTATTGGCAAGATTACCGATGACGACATGGAGCAGATTAAGGTGATTGCTATCGGTGAGAGGCAGGCCAAGGCGATGAAAGGAATTGATTACGTTCCTGACATTTACGAGATCGGGAAGTCGTATTTTGACCGTGTGAAGTTGTACCAGGACCGTATGGCTAAGAGAAATATTATCAATGGAACAGCGGCTAAACAGCCCGTCAAGCAAGTTGCCAAGCAGGCAACCTCCAATCCAACGCCGACAAAAGAAAGAGACTACGGGGCCAATCCTTATGAAGATCCCATTGACGTTGAGATTAGGAACCAGCTTGAGGGTATTGATAGACAGTCCGGGAATGGTGGGATATAACCACTCCCGAGTGAGGAAACACTATGCCTAACGATGTTGCGGTGGTCAAGGCCACCATGACGAACCTGTTGAAGACTCTTGCCATTGACAAGATTTTCGACAAGGCGGTTTTCGCTGAGAAGCGTGAGCCGAAAGAGATTATCCCTTTTTTCAAGAAAGTAGCTGGGCAGACGAAAGAGGACATTCATCTCAAGACTCAGGGGATGGAAGGCCTCACCGGATATACTGAAAGTTCTAACGTAAACCGTGTCGCTAAGGGTGCCTCCATCAAGGGGTACTACGAGAGTAAGATTATGACGACCGGTACGATTATCAGTTTGCCCGCCGTTATCGAGGCTGAGAGCCGTGGTATCGGAGCTTATGCCAAAAGCGCAGTAACAGATATGACCAAGGGACTGATCAAGTCTGCTCTGGCCGATTTCGATTGGTATGCGTTCGGGAACGGTACTGGTCAGTTGGCTCTGGTAAAAGGAGCCGTGACTTCCTCTACCACGGTCGCCGTTGACACACCTGGATGTTATGGACAGCTTCGGCCTGGACAGGTAATTGATATTCAGACATCTGCCGGAGTCAAAGAGGTCTCTGGTGTTAGGATCGCCGACGTTTCCGGACAGACCCTGGTGATGGAGAGTGCCGTCACTTGTTCCAACGACTCGATCATCACTATCAAAGACACCTACAACGCCGTTCCTGACGGTCTTCAGAGCATTGTCGGGACCACGACATTCATGGGCATTAACCCGTCCACTACCGGCAATGGTTCTTGGAAGAGCTTTGTCTCTGACGCCAACAGTGCGGCTCTCTCGGTTGACCTGGTTGAGGATTTTATCTCTGACCACTACGTGTACAACAACCAGCAACTTCCGAATGTCATGCTGATGGACCCGCAGTCGGCTATGAACTTTCTGAAACTTGCCTCTGCCGACAAGGTTGTAACCAATGCTGAAAAGTACGTGGTTGGACGTGACTTCCAGAAGAAGGCGTTCTACCACATGTACGGGACGATCCCGATTTATCTTTCCACTTATTTCGGGAAGCCCTCTACCCATACGATGTATCTCCTTGACACCTCCGATCTTGAGCGTAGGGAAGTCAAGGGGTTGAGTTACTTTGGCTCTGATACTCTCCACGAGCTTGACGCCCGGTTGGATTGGGAGGTCAAGATGTACTGGATGGGGCAGTTTATTTGTACCCATAGAAAGAGCCACGCCAAACTGTACAACTACGATTTCACTGCTTAAGAAAATAGGGAAGCCCCTGGGCTTATGCCTGGGGGCCTCCCGCCATAAGAGGAGGAACAATGCCTAGATTCGATAAGGCCCAACTGCTTCAATACATCGACAACATCCGTGGCCAGAGCAACTACTGGATGACCCACAGTCGGGACAGAGCGAAGGAGATTTTCACAACCTTTGCCGAAATGGTCCCTGACTTTCCCCGTGTTAGATACCTGAAAACCATTGTCGACAAGGCTCCCGAAGAGCAGATCCGAACCGAACTCGACATTCTGAGGACAGAGTTGACTGCCAATCCCACGACACAGCCCGAGGTTGTAGAGGCTGAAACGGAGCATGAAACAGAGTCTTTTATCGAAGACACTCCTAAGCCGTTTGTTGGCAGGGGAAGAAGGAAATAACGATGAGGAAGGTATGGACTCGGAACTTTTTTCTCAGGCAGGCGTTTAGCGCCTATAATGGACGCCTGTTTGAGGCGTTCGATCCATACCGCTCCCCCTGGAACGATAGCCTAGACGATGAAGTAAGTAAGCTAGGGGAAAACTTCGTAGTTCTGTTTAATAACATCGTTGGGAAGTGGGGCCTGGTTGTGGCCCTTCCTAACGGGAGGATCAACATTAAAGGCTACTACGACCGCGAGGGCGAGATCATTCACGACATTCGCAAAGGCCGGTGGATGAGAGACAACAACAAGAAGCCGTCCGACCTAGAGGATCTTATGCCTTCAGGATCTGGCGTTGACGATCCAGAAGTACAGGAAGAAATTGAGAAAGGTGTCCATGACGCTTCAGTACAACAGGGGCTTATTGATAGAAAGCCTTCGGTGATCCTATGAAAATAGCCGATTTGCTCTCTCAGGTACGATTCTACCTGGACGAGGTTTCGCCTGAACTCCCCGAGGGAGCCGTAACGAACCCGTTCTGGACGGACGCTCAGTTGTGCCTTTTAATTAACCAGTCCTATGCGGCGTTCCGGGATATGCTGACAATGTACGACAAGGATTATGGGATCACGACCGTTACTGGCGTGGTAACCGTACCTGCCTCCACAATCACTCTCCCTACAGACCTGAGATCCGTAAATCAACTGACCGTTGGCGGGAATGTTTTGTACCACAGGCCTTTGACGCTGATGTTGCGGAACGAGCTTGACATGGCCGAGACTGGGACGCCGATGTTTTACTGTATCACAGGCACTACGGCTACGCTCTACCCAAAGGCTACTAGCGCCCTTGCGTATACGCTTGTTTATACCCCTGGTATAACTCCGGCAAAATATCATCCTCCAGCTGACGAGGGCGAGACTGAGGTTGACTACCCTGAGAGGGATACTTGGTTGCGCTGGGTGGTCTACGACGTTGTGTCCGAGGCGTTGAAGAAGGACCGTAGGCACGATGAGGCGATGGCCTATCTCCGGTATCGGCAGGAAGTTGAGGCGGGTATAGACCGAGACATATCGATCATGAACAGGGGGACTGTTAGAAACATCTTCGGTGAAGCATAATGGCGAAGAGCCTGACGGCCAAGACCGCTGAGTTCCCTGTCAATTCTTATGTAGGCGTTCAGAACGATAAGCCTGTCCATGGAGAACCCGACGGCACGTTTGCCGCCTTAAACAATTTTTACGTTAAGGGCGGGAAGCTCTTTGTCCGAGAAGCCCTCACACTGGTCCGCTGGCTACAAGAGTGGGACAACTATGCGGCGCATACGACAAAGGCGATGGAGAAAGTGCTCTCTCTGTCCTCTCTGTCCGGGACTCCCGACCTTATGGTTGCTGGTTGCGCCAACGGAGTTTACCGGGACAAAGCCTGGGAGCCATCCCCTAACGTTTTCTATCTTAACTTTGAAAAGGTTCTCTCATTTGCCTCCCCGCAAGTTCCGAGGTTGACTCTACAAAACAACACGGTTCATATTACGAACGCTGACGTACTCTATATCGTCAACAAAGACTTCGCCGGAGAGCCGAAAGTCCTGGCTCCTACTGCGGCCTGTTCAGGCGAAGCTACGGCAGAGATCCCTCCTTTGAACACGTATGTCATTACTGCGAACTGCGACGAGAACTCGACTCTGACTCCCTCTGGTGGCGTTGCTGTCCAGGAGGAAGCGGCGGTCACGTTTACCATTACTCCGAACGCTACATATACGTTCTATCGTTGGGAGGTTGACGGTTCTGGCATTACGGAGAAGGGCTCTGGGACGCTCACGGACGGGACGACCTGGGAATGTGACTCTACGACGTTCACCTTCACCTATGTCAAGGGGAATCATATCCTCTACGGATCCAGCTATGGCCAAGGTCAAGACCCGAACCCCAAGACGAATTACAGCCTGACGCTGACGAAAGACGATCATATAGCGGCTTATGGAGATGGCGGCTCAGGGCCTGGGACGTACACTGTTGTGGACGGTAGCTACTGTACGTTCTACTGCGAAGACTACGCCGACGGGATAGACCCGAACTACGCCTTTGATAGATGGGAGATCGACACTGTTGGCATGTCGAATTATACCACCAGGACCTTGACGGACGGAACGACCTGTTACACGAACGGTAAAGTGCTTACAGTGGCCAACGTAAAGGGCAACCATGCTATTGCTTGCCGGGAGAAGAATAAGCCCTAATGTCCGAAGAACGGCTTACAGGAAACTATAAGCTTGTCGTTTGTTATGTCAAAGATATTGGGGAAGGTATGTACATCGAGAGCCAACCATCCCCGGCGGTAGGACCTGTTTCCGTCAACAATGGCTGGCTAAAATGGACGAACATTCCAGTGTCTACAGACCCTGATGTCGTAAAGAGGACCCTCTATAGGACCGTTTCTAACGGTGAAATATTTTATTATCTAACCACGATAGACGACAACACGACCACGACCTACGAGGACCATAACTTTGATGAAGCTCTCGGGGACGAGCTTGATGAGAACAAGATAGCCCCTCCTAACTGCGACTTTGTAGCAGAGATGGGCGGGGTAATGTTCTATATCGGGCTTTCTTCTGACGAGAGCAAGATTGCCTACAGCACCCAGGGGTATCCGTACTATGTTCCGGCTTTGAACAGGCTGGAAATGGGGACGGACAAAGGCGCTTTCACTGGTGTGGTGAAGATAGAAAACATGTTGCTCCTGTTCAAGGAGCGTGAGATTTGGGCTCTTATGGGCGTTGACGCTTCAACTTTCACTATCCAGTGTATTAGCCCTCACGTAGGTTGCGTGAATAGCGAGACTCTACAGTACCTTTCCGGGTACTGCTTTTTCGTGTCCAGTAGAGGCTTGGAAGTTATGACCTCTGGTGGGCAGTTCCTTTCGCCTCCTCTTTACGAGGACATAGCGAACATGGGAATAATCACTGCGTATCCTACTTGCCTGTCAGGTATCGACCCGATAAAAAATCAGTATTGGGTGATAATCCCAGCCGTGTACCATAGAGAGATCGACGGGCGCCGTATAACTCCCGACCCAGATTCCCTTGGTTCGCATGGCTTCTGGGCTTTTGTTTTCGACATTGACGAGAAAAGCGGGTCTTACTTTTCGTTTGACTCAGAAGCTTTTGCTAACGAGTGGAGAGTCCATTCTTTGCCGACAGGCGAGTTGATGTTTACTTTCCCGTCAATCGCTCTGGAAGGAGGTTCATATACGACACAGTCGGCAGTGACTCTGGGTGGTGGCTATGATGGGTTTGACTTTCCGTATCCTGGACGTTCAATCGTCGCAGAGGCGGTGACAAATTATTTTGACTACGGGAGCCCTTCGGCGAGAAAAACCGTTCGAGGGATCGACATGGAGTATGCTTGGACTAGACCAGGAGGCGCATACAAGGACGGCAACGTTCCTGTTTTTACGATCCAGTACAACAGCGACCGCACAGGGGAAGGACTGTTTGGTAGCGTTCGTGTTGCCAACACGGTTGTCGGACCGTTCGTAGACATGGACAGGACAAACAACTTCACGCTAAAAAAGACCTTCGGGATTTCCGGAAGGGTGATAAAGCACAGGTATACTTACACTGGTCCTACTGGGCTTGTGATTTACAGAGAAGCCGAGA